CGGCCCTTCCTTCCTGAACTGGAAATGGTTGGTTAGCTGGGGTCTGTTCTCTTACTGAAAGAACGAATTCCTGTAATCCTCCTATAATACTGATATTCAGATCACCTGATGCTCCGTCTCCTCCTACAAGGGTTTTCTGCTTAACAGGGGCAAGATAGTTGGTTTTTGCCACACTATAATTACCTGATATAAGCTCGGTAGATCGTTTAGTTCCTGCTGCAGAATTCTTTTGCAGTATGGAAAACTTGTCTCCTGCGGCTGGTAGCGCAGTAACTAATGCACCCGTATCATCATAAAGACCTATGAGCCCTTCTAAAGAAGCGGCTGCATAAACAAAGTCTTGTACAGTGGTCTGAGTTGCATAATCTTCATTGGGAGCTCCTGCCGGGGAAAAGAATCCTTGGGCATTCCATCCTTCAAGATTTCGAGAGTATCGCTCTCTTCGTCTGTCTCTTCTAAATTGACTCATAAGTTAAACTTTTTGTGTTCTAAGATTAAGATCATTTACATTGCCTTGATAACCCGGATCTTCTATGGTTAATCTCATGTATTCTACTGTGTAATCAATAATTACTTGATTCGCTGAAGTAGGCCACTGAGTAGCAGTTGGGGAAGATACATCAATCTCGGTAGGTATAATAACGTAGTCAAAGATCAAATCCTTTAATATAAAGCTATTATCCCTGTAGAGTACAATTCCATTAGAAAAAGCTTCTGCTTTAGGCGATCTGACATTATTCCCATAGAAATAATTATGAGTCTGATCTATCGCTTCTCCTGTTTCATTGATATTGATCTGAACAATCTTACTTACTTCATTTACCAAGACATTAACATCAGTAATCCCCTGAATACAATCTCCTTCAAAGGTTCCTGAGGGTTTAATAGCATCTTTAGAAGCAGTAGCAGAAGCAGATACTAAATAATGCATATCTGCTTCATAAGAAATAATATCTGATTGTAAAGCATTAGATGTCCATACTACTGGATTAGAAGTAGACTTCTTAAGAAAAGGACGTAACCATTCATACCGGATTGTTCCCTGCTCAAAGTTCTTATTGATGAGATCATCGAGCAAACGATACATTCCTTTATTGATATACATCTGTATTTCTTCATCTTGGAAGTCCTTATTCCTAAATCCCTCTAGTTTGTCTAAAGAAGATCGTGTTTGAATAAGCATGTCTGATCCGGAAACAGGTATCATAATCTTTAGCTTTTAATTATATCCTCAAGTTTTATTTTCCCCAAAGGAACTTTCCCTGCTATATCATGTTCGGTGAATTGCAAATACTGGTTCTTACCAAACTTTAACTGAACCATAGAATGAGGCTGACTCATTACTACCATATCTCCGGGTTCTACTGAGCTTACCATAGACCCTATCTTTGTTACTTCCATCCATTTAGAAGCTTTAGATTTGTCAAGGATAATTCCTCCTTCTGAAACATCTCTTATATTCATTTTTAAAAGTACCTGATGTCCTAAAGGTTCGTAATCTTCTAGTCCTATTTTCATTTCTTAAATTCTCTTAATCTTGCTCTTAGAGCATTTACTGTTCTGATATTCTCTTTATTAGTAAGCCACAAAGAAGCATGGGTCATGTCTGCACCAATTTCTTCTCCATTCTCTATAAGTAAGATACTTGTTCCTACTCTTTCCATGATATCATACTTGATCATTTGCTCAATAGTATATTTCGCTTCAAGTCTTCTATCATTAGAAACCTTCATAAACCTATCAAGTTTGCTTTCATTGTAGGTAGAAGTCCTTTTCTCCTCAATAGTAGCAAAAGACTTTAAGGCAAGTTTCCTTTCCTCATCTTTCCTTCCTTTGGTATCAAAGCCCAGAAGAATAAGCATTTGTTCTACTTTATCTTTATCTTCTATGATCTTATAATACTCTAAACGAGTTTGATCTTCCTTTTCAGAAACAATAGTTGCATTGCTAATTACATTCTCAGTATCCTCAATATAGAATCTTTTATGCTGATACATCTCAGCCTTTTCTAAGCTTGCTGAGACTTCGGGATGTCCTACAATATGCATGTAAGTAATGTAATCAGAAAGAACCAGTGGAAGATTGGTTTCAGAAAGCGGTTCTGATTGTCTTTCTAAAGCAACATTTAATCGTAATCCTTCAGGTGGAATTTTAGTATTCTTATTCCTGTAAAAGTCTCTGACGGCAAGAAAGAACTCTTTCTTGTCTTCGGGGAATATTCCAAGATACTCAGGTAAAAGAAATCTTATCTCTTGTGAAGTCAAACCAGTTCCATACTGCTTACCTGTTTCCTTATAATAAGAGCCTACTGCCTGATAAGACATATTAAAATAGGCTTGTACTTCGGGATCTTTGTTAGCATTTTCAATAAAGGTTTGCTTCCTTTTTACATAAACAATTTTTTCTCTTTTAGCTACTTCTTGTTGGGGTTCTCCTGCTGTTATAACATGTTCCATAAGTATATTTTTTTACTAAGATAATGATTAAAATAGAAAAGCCCCTCACAAGAGGGGCTTTTTACTCTAGTCATACAGAATTAGAGCAACTAAAAGAAGGTCTTAAATTACAGGATTATCTACAAATTTCCACTTGTATCCTCCTGCTGTTTTTCTATGTCCATTGCAGACTGACGAAATCTTACTAAAATTAGCATCTGTAGCATTTGCTGCTTGTCGTGCCGTTTCAAAGATATGTAAAGTAACACCTGTAACAGGACTAATCTGTCGTACCGCCTTTTTATTAAATCTTGGTATAGGATTAATATCTTTAGGAAATCCTTTATCACAATAATCTTCGTAATACATAAAGAACCATCCTTTAGCATGAGAAGATCGACCTTTGCAGACTTCCTTAACAGAAGCAGAAGCTAAATCAAGTTCTCTCTCTGCTACCCTTACTCCTCCAAACTCTCTAATAACTCCTGTGATAATATGCAAACCTACTATTGGTCTGTTATTACTTCCCCATCCGTCTTTGTTCCTCTTATTTAATCCATGTTTATAAGCATGAATATTATTTTGAGAAGGAGTTACCCATTCCAGATTACTAATATCATAATTAAGTTTATTACCATCTTTATGATTTACCATAATCTTTTCAGGATTATTATTTTCAATAAAATACTTTGCTACTAATCTATGAATATTAAATATTTTAACCTTTCTTTTATTATCCGATGTTTTAATCCCTATATGATATTTCGGATAATCCATTACAGGTTTAAAAAGAATCCATTTTCCCTTAGATCTTTTCTTTAAACGTCCAAGATTACTGATTTCAAAGTTCGGGAAATCTTCTATTTCCTTCCATATCTCGTTATCGAGACTTTTTGTAAAAATTGCCATAATAAAGATTTATTTTGTACATCTCTAATATAGCTATTATTCCTCATTATGGCAATTCTTATATACAATTATTTATTGTTACTAATTGATGTTTGATGTAAAAACATCGATTAGGCTTCATTTAAAGGGTTTCAAGCCCAGCGATGTTCTGAAGATGCAAGCTTGTATTACCTCGTCTCAATTGACATCCACCTACACTTAACCTGTGATAGGAAGACTTGTCAACATCAGAAGTAATCAAAGCCAGTGATCCAGAATTGATGTTACCTGCTCCTGAAAGGATCTGGTATTGTCGTGGCATTGAAGCCATTCCGGGAACTACACCATGCAAGAACTTACGTCCTTTTTCAGTAACACACTGAAGATTAGGCTCACCATCAAAAGTACCATCATCGATAAATACCATTCGGTAAGATTCCAAAGGATAACCAGTATCCGGATGCAAAGGTGATTTGATAGCCCTTCGTCCATAATCAAAGATAGGATTATGTTTTACTTTGATGTAATATCCATCAATGTGATAGAAAGCATCAAAGAAACCCATGGACACCAAATTGTAATTGCTTCCTCCTACAAATTTCTCACCGATATCTCCCAAAGCAAGTTGAGTGATCCCTGCTTCTTTCATAGCAGCATCGAACTCTCTCATGCCTCCACGACCCGTATTAAGGGTAATACTCATGCCGTCTGTATCAGATTGCCCGAACAGAGCATTAGCAACAGTATTTTGAAGGTAATTATAAGTAAGAGAAGTGTAAGTGGAATAGTTATTGATCTGTTCCAAGATACCTGCTCCGGTAGGGATAACCTTTCCGGTAAGAATATCCTTAAGAGCGATTGCTCCATTTGCTTGACGATTGTATCTGGAATACCAGTACATATGCTCGCATTCTTCAAGCCATGCTCTTTCAAACTGGTAATGCTCAAAGTCCATCCAAAGCTCCATGCTGGCTTTACCTTCATGAGAGATTTTGATAGGCATTACTTTGTTAGCAGAGTTTCCTGCCCACTGGTGGGATAATCGGATGATAGACATCTGATTCTTGTATTTCCCGGGAGCAACACGTTTGAATTCAGTTCCTCTGGATTCACTCTCTGGGTTGAAGGTATTAAGTTCGGCCCATAGAACACCTGCTCTTATTTGAGAAGGAGGAACAACAGTTTTATCAGATACTGCATTAAGCTGAACCCTGTATCTCCATCCGTTTCCAATCTTCTTTGGATCTTCCAGAACGTATGCCTGAACTCCTAATGGAGATTCAATCATATAGTTCCTTTTAATCCAGTTGTCAACAAATGTAAGATAAAAGGGTTGCCCACCTAATCCAACATTCGCATCAGCATTTGTCGCTGCTAATGCAGTAGCTTTATTAAGTCGGGACATTACAGGGTAAGTGAATTGAATATCATTCAATTCTTTAACCTTACCATTATTTTTCTTGAAGCCATTAGGGGTGACCACATCTCCCATCGTTGACATAGCAAGGGGAAAAGAAGACGTCGAATCACCTAACAGCCAAGTCAGTTTTTGCGAGAGTTCATCCGGTTTGCCATATCTTTGATGGTAAAAGTTCTGTTCATCCAATAAGGCCTTGCCATCAAAAATATCCTGATGGACCTGAAATTGAAATTTATTAGTTCTACCAAAAGACATAATACTGGTGTTTTAGTTAAAAATTATTCATTATAATCATCCATTATCGGTAAGCTTCTCTTGCTCTTCTTCTCATCTATAGTTCCGGCAACTTTCTTTTGCTTCCCTACATTCCTTTTAAGCTTACGAGCTCCTTCCGTTTTTACTTCTCTCTGTATGATACTTGATAAATCGCCTCTTTTATAAGCAAAGAACAACTCTTGTAGTTGTTGTTCGAGTTTGCGGTTTTCAACCGGAGTTACGAACATGTATCCTCCATTAGGATTACGTTGCATTTGTGAAAGGGCGAATTGATAAAATTCTTCTCTTTCTTTTACAGGGATAGTAAACTTGTTTAACTTCCCTGTTTCGATGATCTGTTCTACTGATCCTATCATCTGAAGATCTTCTTTCTTATTCTGCTTACTTGTTTTCTCCTGCTGTTCAATCTGCTTATTCCTGTCTTTCTCCTGATTAGCAGTCATTTCTTTAAGCGCCTCTTCTGAAGTTTTAAATAAACCTTCGTCAGAATCTTCATCAGTCTCTATCAGTCTTTTGCTTCTTGAAGGACTAAAACCCTTTTTCTGATAATAACTCATTAAAAAGGCTTTCTGAGCTTCTTCATCTTTCTCCTCTATCTTCATTTGAGAGTAATCCGGTTCTGATGGATTATAAAGGTCTTCGATCTTGCCACCATTGGCAGCATGCTCGAGAGCCTTGAACTCTCTTGGATAGACTTTTGAAAGATAAGCTAAGTGGTCATTGATTACTTGCTGAGCGAGAGCCTCTTCACGAAGAGCCGCTCCTTCAGCAGATTCAGGATCAGTTTCCTTATAATCAACTTCAACCTGACGTCCTGTTAGCTTTTCAACATCTGACCAGAAGTTCTCTGTTTCCTCTTCATCTTCATCCTCATCATCATCATCTTTCTTGGAAACAGACTTTTTCTTCTTTGTCTTTTTCTCTTCATCCTCATCTTCATCTTCATCCTTATCTTCTTCATCGATTTCATCAACTTCATCAACAACTTCTTCTTTCTTCTTAGAGGACTTTTTCTTCTCCTTCTTTTTCAGAGATTCTTCATCTTCATCTTCAAGATCATCTTTTTCATCATGTTCATCATCGATGTCTTCTACATCGTCGTCCTTAACTTGCATTAACAGTGAATCTTCTGTGAAATCCGTCATTAATGGAAGTTCTTCTTTTGATTGCTTTCCCATATAATATTACAATTTACGTTAATAATTATTTTAAAATCTACTTAGTTTTCAAGTAGTTTACAAAGGTCAGTCAGGCTATATCTTTTATTCCCTTTAAGAAATAAAATCCTTTATTTCTTCTCTCTTTTCAACCTTCCTTTAGACTGTAACTCTGCTTTACTCTGATTCTCTTTAGCCACTTTAAGTGTCATATCAGCAGCATACTTTCTTGAATCATTTTCTCTTTTACTCTTTTCACTATCAAGCTCTATCTTCCTTTGTTCGTTCTTAATCTTTTCAGTTACTTCTCTTGACTTCAGAATAAGTTCTTCTCTTTTTTGAAGAGACTTCTCTATTTCTACAGGAGAAGTTACATCAATGTCTCCTGTTGAATCTGTATCTGCTAATTTATATTGTCCTTTGATATGCTCAATATCTTCTTCTCTGTTATACTTGTTGTCTTGTAACAGATTAGCAAACTCAAACTTAATAGATTCATACTCCTTCTGAATCTCTTGTTTTCTTATCTCTAACTCTTCCTGCCCTTTCTCTTGATTAGAAGCAGCTTCTATCTCTTTCTCTTCCTTTTCAATAAGTACTTCTTTGAGTCTTGAAATGTTTCTTGACATAACCATTTCTATAATGGCTAATGGGGAAGTATTCTGAGTAGCTATATTAGGAAGTATCTGTTTAAGCATATTAAGGTCTTCAAGGTCTTTAGCAGTATTAGAAACATAAACACCGTACTCTGCTTCCATGTACTCTTCAGGGGTAGATTCTAATAAGTCTATTGTAAAGTCGTCTCTATAGAAAGTTTCCTTTTCAGTTCCCCTGCTAACAAACTTAGTGTAATCAATTATCGCTTGAAGCTCTCTTTGAATAAATTCTTCAAATCTTGTGAAAGCTCTCTCTGATATAATAGAAGACTGATATTTGGCAATGTTAGCTCCTGTAGCTGTCTCAGAAGGAGAAGTCTGTCCCTTACGTTGGGGTGTGATCCCTATAAGCTGATCCCATTCAGATTTGATATACTCCATGATATCAATAAGATTCTTGATATGTTCATAGAGCCCTAAATCAAGTACCTGATACTGATTCCAACTCTTATCTACTCCTACCTGATTTCTATCAATAAGCCCAAAGCCCATAGCCTCGGCATAGTAGAAGAATTTCTCTTCGTCCCAACCTTTATTCTTAGGAATAGTATTAATATCAAGCAAGGCTATTTTCCCCTTAGATTTGGCTATGGTCATTTCAAGCTTATAATGTATAATCTGGTACATTACCTGATAAGGAATTCCAAGTTCACAAATAGAGATATTTCTTGAATGAGTATCAGAGAAACGCATACCGTTGTAATTCAACTTACAATAGGCCATGTTATTGATCATAGATCGTTCTTCTTTTACTTTCCTTATTCCCAGATAAATGCTTCCAATGTCAGTACTTGTTCCGTAAGGAGAATTATCATATCCACTATCAATCCTGTATCCTTCCCAAGTTTCAGTAATCCAGTACCATTCTATTACTTCGTCTCTTGATTTTTCTACTCTGTAATTCTCATCTACCTCCATTTGTTGAGGCATACCCATTTCATCAACATAGGTAAGTATTCCTATTTTCTTATAATACTTCCAATTAACATGATAGTAAATGATTTTGGTTCTTCGCAGGTCTTCTTCTGTTCGGTAGGTATTTCCAAATAAGGTATTGTAATAGGTAGAAGAGAAAGGCAATGTAGAGTCTACTGATTCTAATTGATCGATATCATATTCTTTAAGTTCTTTCCAGAATTCAGTAACTACATCAGAAGGTAAGATATACTTTCTTCTACAAGCCCATGCTCCATCTTCTATGTATTCAAGATCAGGAGCTTTGTCATAATCCATATCCAAAGGAGATACTCTTTCATAAACAAAGTCGTCATTCTTAACGCCCCTGAAACTATACATCTCTCCTGCAATAACCCAATCTTTAAAAAGCCTTCTCCATTCCTGATCTAAGTAACATTCATTTCTTGTTCTTTTAAGAACTCTTTCTGCTCTTGTAGCCCGGGCATCTTTAAAGGTTTCTCTTTTCTTAGCTTTAATCTCTGCTGGTAATGGAACTTCTTCAGAAGGCATTCCGGTAGGAAACCCTTGCGCATTCATCTCATTAATAAACATCTGTTCCAAAGACTTAATAACAGCAGCAAAGATTTCTTGTTCTGCTTTAGAACCTACTCCGTCAGAGGTAACAATGACTGTGTAATTTAAAGGACGTTTATCATACTCTCCAAAAAGCAAATCAAGATTAGGTCTTATAATTGAATAAGGTCTTATTCTGGCAGGGAAAGCTCCTTTATCTTTCTTAGAAGAGTTATAAGGATTGACTACATAATTGAAGTTCTCTTCGGGAATGAAAGTATTATAGGCATCATAAAGAAGATAAAGATCTCTATAATTGCCACTGTTAGAAGTGGTCTGATCCTGAAACCAAGAACTTCCTACATAGTAATCTATAACATCTTTTGTATGAGAATAATCATCAGCATACTTTACTTTATCAAGGACTCTTAAATCAGGCTTTGAACCTTTATAAGAAGTTCTCCTATTAAGGCCATATCTCTGCTTAATAATCTCTTTTCGAATTGTAGGCATATTAATTATTTATTTTTAGGATGATGTATCTTTTCATGATTATTGATCTTCCTATCTATTCTTCCGTTAAGATACTGAATCTTTTCATTAATTAAACGATCTCTTTCTTCTTCTTGTTTATCCATTTCTTCTCTTAATAGATTTATCTCACTCTCATGCTCCTTAGTTTTTTGTTCCATTTCTATCATAACCTGCTCTCTCCATACAACAATTGATTCCGATTGATAATAAACTCCTGATATTGTAAAGGCAATAACAACAACTGCCACAGTATAAGGAATAATCCATCGAGGTAACCTTTCGATGTATCCTTTGTCTTCAATATCAGGATACTTCTCTGACAATTTATTTCTTTAAAATCCAAAATATGTTTTTATGCTTCCGTAATTATTATCATCATAAGTTAGGAACTTCAGGAGTTGAAAGTCTATACTTGCCAGTAGATCTGTTCCCTGTACCCTTTGTTCTTAAAGAGATAAATCCTGCATCAATCTTATCAAATACAACAGAAGAAGGAAAGTCAAATTGATCTTTAATCTTATTTACAGACTTAGAAGTATTACGATATATACGAAATACATCTCCCCTGTGAATTCGTTTATACCTTCTAAAACGAGTTCGTTTTGGAGAAAGATCATTGACTTTTATAATTCTATGTTCCGAAGCCATTAATTTATTTCTTTAAAATCCAAAGTATTTTTTTATACTTTCATAATTACTATCGTCATAAGTACCATCTGTATAAATAGCAATTTCTTCAACTTCTATATCTGCAGGAAGATTTCCGGTGTTTCTTATTGCTCCTAAATAAGCAAAAGTATAAGTTGAAATATCATGACTCCCTGTAAGAAGCATTGCAGGATTATTGTTATCAACAAAGTCTATTTCTACTGATGAATTATCAATTCCGGGTTTTAATCTTATTATAAATACATGAGTATTTAAATCAGAAACTCCGAAATTAGCTGAGACCATAGATGTTAATTGCCAATCAGAAGGACGTTTTAAAAAATACATTCCGCTAAATAAAGAAATCATTCCTTCATTGCTTGCTGCATTTTTTGCTTTCATTTTAACAATTACAGTAACTTCTCCATCGTTATCTATATCTGTATTTTTAAAAGGAATTTGTACGAATTCATTACTTAATTGTAAATCAACTATTAAAGCATCTCCATTCTTGGCTATAGGATTAGAATAAGTAGGAACTACTGTTGCGTTTCCTCCCAGATAACCCAAGTTAGGGGCTGCATTTACAGAAAAACTCCAATCTTTAAATCTTATCCAAGTAGCAGGTACAGATTTAATAAAAGGACTAGATTCTGTAGAAAAAGCTCTTACAGAAGAAAAAGATTTAGAAGTTCCTCCTTTTCCTATCCTGTCTACCTGAGGTCGATAAGCATAAGAAGCCCCTAATTGTGCCATTACTTTATTAATAGGAATAGGAGTTCCTCTTCCTCTATTTCTATTCCTTACTGAATGATTATCTCTTTCCGGAATAATAGCAGTTAAAGATGCTCTAATGATTTCTTTGTACTTATCGCTTCCATCATTTCCTAAAAGCGGTCGAGGTAGTCTTCTATAAAATCCCATAATAATTAGTTTTAGGCTCTTCTTGAAGAAAAGTTTTTAGCTCCTCCTCCTTTACTCATTCTATCTACTGACAAAGCATATAAGTAAGGCTGAATTAATCCTCTTCCTACAATCCTATTAATAGGTTGTCCTATTTTAGAGTTCCCTCTTGGAACATTCTTTATCAGCCCTC